TTTCTGCACTCTCCTATTCTCGTATCCTTTGTCTCTTCCTTTCTTCATTGTGTCCCCTTCTTTAATTATTATTTTTCTCTCATTATACGCCGAACACCGAGATCTACACTCTTTCCCTACACGACGCTCTTCCGATCTCCATTCAACTAAAAGACTATCAATACTTGTAGAATATCTTAAGTAAGTATCTGAATCAACATTCCACCAGTCACGGAAGTTAATGTAAACTGCTGGAGCATTACCACCCCAACCTTGCAGTTGTCCAAAAGATATCAAACCATTTGTAGCAACATAAACATCTGTGTATGTTTGATCACCAAGTTTAAGGGCATAAGGAAGTGTCATCTTAAATGCCCAGTCATCATCTTTAGGAAGATCTGTGGTTTGTGGATTGCCCGCATTCTCTAGTCTAATTTGGTTTTGAACCAAGGTAACATCTTCTTGACGAGCAAGAACTGTAGCGCTATCAGAGGAAACTACTGCTGTTTGACTATCAATCTGTGTATTAAGAACTGTCATGCTGTCTGTCAAAGATAGTACTGTCGCTGACTCTGTGGCTACTGTTTGTACTCTGGCAGTCTGAGTTTCTACCGCTTGAGCAAGGGAATTCTGTGTAGAAATAACATTATTGACAGCCACAGTAGCACTATCTACTACTGTCTGAGCCTGAGTTATAGAGGTCTGGGCCTGTGTGATAGTGGCTGTAATGGTCTCTGTAGGGCTTGTAATGGCTGTTGCTTGGGATTGTATGACTGCCGTGGCAGTTTCAGCCTGAGTAATTGTAGCCTGGGCTACCTCAATTATGGCTGTTGCACTTTCTGTTGATGTGTGTACTATTAATGTACTTGAAGAATCTATTACAACTGTTGATGTGTCTGAGGGGGCTACTTGTACAGTACTGATCTCATCAGCGTGGGCTGTATCCTGTGGAAATAATATTAAGCACAGGGCTAAGAATGCTGTTATAAATGCTGATCTTAGTATTAATCTTTTAATTAACCTTTCCCCCTAATTAGAACAATGTCTAATAAGGTTATTATACCATTTTATTACACAAAAAAGAGGGCTAGCACTTGGCTAACCCCCTTAATTGTTGGATTATTTATGCACGAACCTTCTTTTGGATCTTGATGACCAAAGCGGTAAGTGATGTCAACTGCTTCTTAAGTGAAGCAATTAGTGATGCAACTTGTGTAGACAATGCTGCGACTGCATCAACTGCTGCCTTAGCCTGTGCTGTTGCATTATCGGCTGCCTTAGTTGCTGCCTCTGCTGCGAGTACCGCTGCATCTGCTGCCTTTGCTGCATCCTTTGCAGCATCTGCTGCCTTGTTTGTAACCTTTGCGGATGCAGAAACTACAACTTGACCTGCTACAGGAAGTGATGAACCACCTGTTGCTGAGATCTTAACTTCAGTTTCAGTCAAAGGCATGAATACCTTGAATGTCTTAACTGTTGATGTATCTGTTGTTACAGAAACTCCAGTTAGAACATCTGAACCTGAACCGAATGCATATGTAGAAGTGATTCCACCTGTAGCAAATAGGTTAGCATGTGTCTTTGCAGACAATGGGAGACCTGCTGCATCAACAGGTGTTACAGTAATTGTTGCTGCTTCTCCTGGAAGATACTCTGCCTTATCAAATGCGATCTTGACTGATGCAAGTGCGCTTTCAACACGAACTGGTACTGCAATTGCTGAGATAGTTCCAGACTTAACTGTAACTGCTACTCCGCCTGCTGCTACACCTGTAAGTGTAAATAGTGCTTCTCCGTTAACGATAGTTGCTGCTGTACCTGAATCAGATACGATTGCTGTGTTGCTTGAGAAAGCATTGAGTGTTCCTGCTCCGACTGTTACGCCTGATGCATCGTATGCAACTGCCTTAACTGTTGAAACATTTGAACCTGTTGCGATAACAGACTTGACTGGAGTTGCAACGATTGAAGCAATGTCTCCATAGAATGTTACCTTCTCAGTTGCAATAACTGTACCTGTAAGGGTTGTAAGAGTAATTGTTCCAACTCCTGCTGTACCGTCAGCAAATACACCAATGTAATTTCCTGTTGGGATTACAAGTGCACGACCAAGTGCAGAGATGGTTGTAGCGTTTGTGCCATAACCAATCAAGCCTGTACCTGATACTGTCGCAAGGATTGACTCAGTTGCTGATCCACCTGCTGCATTCTTAGGTGTAACAACGATTACCGCTGCTGCATCTGTTGAAGTAGCCTTTGGTGCATAAACTGAAGCATCTGCTGTTGCAGTTGTAACTTCACCTGCGTTAAGAATTGAAGTTGTTGTTGAAGCAGATGGAGTAATGTCCGCTGCCTTAACTGTAACTGTCCATGCAACTGATGGTCCAGTTGATGGTCGAGTTGTAATAATTCTTGCTTCGTATGTACCTGCAACTGTTGGTGCTACCAATGATACTGTGAACTTTGCAGTTACGTATCCTGGTGTGCCAACTGTTGAGTTAACATCTGCAGAAAGATTTCCAGCAGCAATAGCCACTGTTGAAGTAGTAGTTTCAAGCAACGATAGTGTTGCTGACTTGTTTGAGCCTGTTGGCTGTGCGAACATAGCAGAAAGCACCGTTGCTGTATCTGCTGCTGTTTCTGAAATAAACGACAATGTTACAACTGCTGTAGCCGTTTCACCTGCTGTAATTGCATCCGTTGCCGAATCAATTGTCAGCGTTGGTGCGATTACCGCAGCACTTGTCGGAAGTGCTGTGAGTACGCCAAGGGACATTGCTGCAGCGAGTCCAAGGGCGATTTTCTTAAATGAATTCATCTTGCTCCTTATTTTTTATAGTAGATTAAATCTATCCAAATAATCTTTTACTTCATTTGGCATAGGCTTATATTGTATCACGTTGTCCTTATAGGTGTCAACTTTTGGTCGATCTCTAAAGGTATGGATCTCAATCTCCTGATTAAGATCTTTAGGGGTATGTGAAATTGCCCCAAAAATTGCTCCACACACTGCGTCAGCCAAGTCTTTAGACTTTTTACGAGGGTGGTCAACTCTATCATTTTTCATAATCTTTAATTCTGTAAGTTCTTCGAACAAAAGTTCGATTGCAGGCATGGCAAGTCTTTCTTCATATACAAGCATAGCCATATCTTCATAGTGTTTTTTAGCAACAGAAACAGTATCAGTTCTCATTCCAACCTGTTTAAGTTCATTCTGAATATCAAATGACTGCCAACGGTCAAAGGAAACAATACCAATATTAAAACCAAGTCTGCGTAGATTTTGAATCCACTGCTTTACCTCTGAAAGGTTTACTGGCCCTTCTACTTTTGGCTCCCACCAAACTACTGCATCAACAACAACAATAGGTGCTACTTGTTCATAGTTATTAATAACTTGTACGTTTACCCATTTATCAACATGAGCAATTGCCACAGCGCACTTGTCATGTTTTTGTGCTAAGTCAGCATGAACATAGTAAACTTTATCTGGATCTGGTTTAAATGATTCATCAAATCGTTTAAAGTTATCTATTGGATTTCTAAGCGACATGCAGTTTCTAACCTTTTCTGTTTGTTTAAAAAAGGCATCTGAGGCATAGGTAGGAACGCAAGCAAAACGCTGCATTGCATCTCCAAGATCTGTTAAGAATGCAATCTTAAAGTCGTCAATCTTTCTTGTTGGGTTAACATCCCATGTAGGTCTTTTAAGTGCAAAGACACCTGGATACTTATATGATTTAATATGTTCTTCAGTCCACTCGATAGACAACTGATTATCTTTATCATCTTCTGGAAGAAGTGGATTAATAATAAATGTATGAGTCTTATCTATTACATCTTTTTCTACTACTACATCGTCATAGCGTTGGGAAATAAAGTCCCCTTGAAAACGTGGGAATGAAAGTAAAACAACCTTACCAAGATCAGGAAAACGAGAGTCTACAGATGCACGGAATGCTTTATATATGTTATCTGCAGTTTTACCCTGATCGTTTCCAGTTCCAATCTCAGATGCAAAACCAGAAATCTCATCAAGAACTGCAAGTAGAAGGTTCAAACCCTCATGCGATTCACGCTCTGAGTGACCAGAGTAAACGGTAATTGCTTTATCAAACTCAACTGAGTCAGCCTTTGCATTAAACTTTCCAGCAAACCAAGGTGATTTTTCAATCTTAGTTTTAAATCCTTTGAAAAACACATTCTTTGCTTGCTGTGCGTTAATAGCAACGTTAATCAAATCTATAGCATCTCCAGAAGGTTTGCCAAAGTATCTTGCTGGATCTTTTAAGCATAATAGTTTATACACAATGTATGCACATGCTACTGTAGATGTGAAATCTTTTCCAGATCCCTTGCCAAGTTGCAGAATAATTTCATTCTTAGTATATTTCTCAAAATACCTAGCACCTTCTTCAGTTCCAAAAATTTCTTGTAACTCTTCTTTTCTATATATTTGACTCATTGCTTCAATGATGTCATATTGAATTGTAGATAAAGGTGGTTGACCCAAAAAGTCTTCACCTTCAACAAATGTTTTGGCATCTACTGGCATCTCCTCAAATGGATTATCCTTAAGTGCTTCTAGAAAATCATCATACGCCATGTACTATTGTAACCGCTTCATCCTCTTTGGCAATCGCAGAAAGTCTTCGCATAATTTCATCACGAACTTCTGGGTATTGGGATGCAATATCTTTTAGAATAGCCATTAAAACATCTTGCCTCTTTTCGATTTGCATCATTTCTTCAGCCAATTCTTTGTTTTCAAGAAGCCCAGCCTTCTGAAGCATGTCAATACGTTTTGATTCAATATCCATTACCAATTTAATCGCAGCAGTCTTTGCCCCCAGGTTATTTGTCATAGATGCTTCATCTATAACCTCATAGGTTCTTGCTACTAGTTTACTATAATGTGTGTCGGCTGCAGCAAGTGCTTCTTTAGCACGTGCTCTAATTGCATCATTAGCAGAAGCCATTACCTTCCACTCATTAATAAGTGTTACAACTTTTTGTCTTGGTATAGAGAGTTGCTTTGAGATTACCGTAGGATCATTTCCCTTTAAGTATTCTTCTACAACTAAGTTAACCTGATCTAAGTGTTTAACTAGTTCTTCTTCAGTTGACATTGTTACCTCCGTAGTAAAAGTCTATCACTTTGTTTGCCCATAACGTATGAAATCCATGACCTTCGTGTGCACCATCTTCTGCAGTAATAAAATATTTATCCACTGCATTTTCTGAAACAAAGTTAATAAGTTCGTGTGTTATTTGTGCTGGGTTAATTGAAAAAAATCTATCAAGATCTGTTTGAGAAATTATTCCATTAGTAGGCGGAGAATAAGAAAAAGTAAACAGCATTATGTTATTTGTTTTACAATAACTTTCTAACATCATTAGGTAGTCATAATAGTTTGGCCAAATAGACATAGTTTCTTCGCTATGGGGATTTTCATCTGATATCTTGTTGTATACATTTTTTGCAACTGCTGGAAAAATTAATTCTAGGTGGTTTAGTTCTTCTGAAGAAAGTTCTAATTTGTCTATTGCATAGTGTCTAAACATATCTGGTAGATTAATAAAAATAATATTTGGATTTCCATATTGGTTAAAGTATTTAAAAATGTTAGAGATAATAAAGAATAGTCCTGTTCCAGGTACACCCAAGTTATAATAGCCAGAAACCTTTTGCTTTTCTGATATCTTACTATAAACCTTGTGTGCCCAAACGTCCTCTAGTTTTAATCCAGTTCCATATGTAGTTGAGCAACCAGAAAACAATATATGTAAACCTTCGTGATCTGTTGTAAACTCATCGCATCTAAAGCCATGCTTGTTGATCTCTTTTACATACTTATCTTGATGTCTGGTTGAACCAAAAAGTTTGTTTTCAAATGGATGACTAACTAAGTCAAAGCCTCTTTGTCTTTTATCACCACTTTGTCTTTTTGATTCCCAAGACTCTCTTAGTTGGCTTACAGGATTGCTCATAGATTATACTTTCCTTCTAGCCTATTTATTTCATCTTTAATATAAAAGATAGCCTTTTCTAAATCTTGAATTGTTTTAGACTCATCTTTAAGTCCCGCTCTCCAAAGATACTTAAATGCATTGCCAATATTAAAATTGCGATGACGAGTAATCTGAATACACTCTACGCCAGATGGATCAGTTGTATAATGAGTTGGATGATTAACTTGATCAACCGTAATATTTAAATTTTCACTCATCGTCTAAATCCCAGTCAAATACGTTTGGCATATTCTTCATAAATATAGTAAAAAATGCAGTAGCCAATGCACCCAATGTTGCAATTAAAATAATAACTCTTTTCATATTTTTCATCGTTTTGATTTCCTTAGTCCAAATTTAGCAAGGTATACATATACAGTTTCCACTGTGCATCCACACTCCTTTGCAATTTCTTCTGGAGTCTTTTTATCCATAAGGTAACGCTTACGCATAAAAGTCTCACTAGTATATAGTTTAGCAGCCATAATGTTATTTGTCAACTCCTGGAATTTTCCAGTCAAGGTCTTCTCTTACCACTGGCTCATCGTCTCTAATACTCATCATGTGCTGGTACCCATCTACTTTGTCATAGTCTGGGTTATATTCTGTCATTTTTAAACTAATACCGCTTTTTCTACAATATTCTTGAGTTACCTCTAAAGGAATATCACCATATACTCCAGTCAGTCTTCCAGAAAAAAGTAAGTTAAGTTTTAGCATTGCATTTTTTGAATGCTCCCAGTGATATTTTTTCTTGTCGTCTGCCCATGGTCTTGCAGTATTGTACCTGCTTAGTTTTTCTCCTGGGTACTTTCTTGAAAGATGATGGTATGAAAAAATTTTTGATGTTGCAAACATTCTCCAGCCCCTACCCCAAGACTGTAAAGAAACATATGGCTCTTCTCCATTAAAGTTCATTTCTGGATCTAGTGGAACCTCATCAACATAAGACTTTTCTGCAAAACACCAAGTAAAATGAACCCAGTAATTTTCATGAACATCTTCATCTTCTGGTGGAACATGTCCCATAGGAAACCAATACCCTGGTATAAATTCTGACGGTGATTGTGTTCTTGGATCATAACCTTCTATCGATGGATGATAAAGATTTGTTTCAACTCTATTTTTATATTTAATAGACCAATCATCGTTATACTCAAAGTCTGGAGGACAAAATGTTAAGACTGCCTTTCCTGTTTCAGATTTAGCCTTTGCTTTTGCGTATTCCAGTAAACATATAACATCCCAATCTTGCTCAAATCTTGTGTGACCACAAATAAATAATACATAATCATAATCAGATGCAACCTGCTTGGTTGTAAGATCTCTAGCCCAAAGTATTCCTCTATATTCTGATAAATCAAATTTGCTATATAGTATCTGATTTTCTGGAACAAAACTTAAGTCTGAATAAAACTCAGGATAGTGCTCTTCTACTATTGAAAACATTAAGTCTTTTTTATTCTTTGCCTTATTGTAACAGTCTAAAACTGTTCCCCTAAGATCTCCCTCTTTATAAGAAATTATAGACACTAATATTTTCATATTGCTTTGCTCCAATTATACATAGCCCAATGTCCAATTCCACAAGCATCTGCTACATCATTATCATTAATACTTCTATCATAGATTGTATTAATAAACTTAATAGTTCTTTCTTTTCTTAAGTTTCTTTCGTACTGCTTGTACCAAGATACAGACTTTTCTGGATGTTGAGCACGTATAAACAATTGTTCATCCTTAGATATTTTTTTATTTCCTATGTAGTTCTGCCAAGTAATAGGTGACACCTTTCCAATAACCTTTGCACCAGATTGACCTGCTGCTCCTAGTATTGCTCCCTGAACTAAAGCAAGATCTGCTGCAGTTTTAGGACTATTCATAAACACTGTGTGTTCAATTATTATTGCTTCAAATCCATTATAGTAATCAAAGAACGCCTTTACTTTTTTACCAGCATCCATAACCTTTTCATAAATATCATTACCTTCAAAATTAATCTTACCCACTGTGCCCAACGCCTTTTGTTTTGTGTCAAAAAGAGCAAAGGCAAGACTGTTAGTGCTTGCATCAATAGAGCAAATGGTTTGTGGTATCATCTCTAACCCCCATTTATTTTTTACCATTAAAGAATCCCCTAATGTCTTTGAGCGCTTTAACAACTTCTTTAGGATTTATATTACAATCAAAACAAAGAGGATCATCGTTATATATTGATAAATCCTTATTGCAGTTTTTGCATTTTCTAGTTTTACCCAATCTTTTTTGTCGCCTAGTAATTACATATCGTGCAGCAATTTTTTCTTTTGTTGCTGACTCTCTGCATTCAGGCGAACAATAAATTTGATAACTTACTGTTGATTCAAAAGTGTGATCACACCATTGACAGTTTTTCATCTAGTGGCTCCAGTGGACTAATCTTTATAGTTCCATCGCCAGCCATGTCGCAAGCCTTTTTTACTGGGCAAGTCTTACATATCTTTGAATTGGATCTATAATTTTTTGTTGGAAGAACTTGGTCTTCCCAACTCTTTCGTACTCGTTTCATCCAATCAAATGCCTGGTCTACCCACCGAACATAGTAATCATTTACCTCTACAGGAAGAATAAGCAGTTCGTGATTATTTTTATTTTCATAAATAAACACAGCCTTCTTCTTCTTAAGAATCTTCATATAAATAAGCAACTGAATTAGGTGACCTGCTTTAGGACGACCTGCTGCTTTGCGGTATTCAAATGCTTCACTCATCATAGTCTTGATTTCACCAAGAAGTTCTTCTCCTTGCCAGTTAAGCATAACATCCCCGTATCCAAAGATTGGAGGATCAACATATGTAATCTTAAACTCATCCTCAATCAGGATACCAGCATCCTTCATTGCCTTCTGAATTCGTCCATGGGACAGTGTTCCTGCTGTCATGTTTGCTACGCCATAAGCATCTGCGCTATCTTCAAAATCATTACCATTAAAAGCAAGGAACCAATATCTTGCACACTCACCATGTGAATAGGCAATTGTAGATGGAGCAAATGTTTTCTTAGTCTGAAACTTTGTCCCTCTTGATGCTACATAGCCAGCCTCAATAGCCTTTACTAGGCCATCTGGATCTATCGGATCCACTGGCTTAACTGGAGGTCTAACCATTACTTGCTGCAATAAACTTTTTGTCATTTTAAACTCTTTTCTATTTCTATAAGTATACCAGAAATCAGCGTGTTATGTATTTTAGTGCAGATACAAGATTGTTAATAGATTCTGCTGCTGTGTAGTATAGGTTCTTCTTGCCACGATCTGACTTATCAACATTAGCCATCCATGTGGCCTTAAAAGACATCTTTGCTGCAATAGCCTGTAGTCTTACTATCTCTATCGTTGCTACGTTTAGAGGTATGTCTGGTTTAATAATTACTTTAGCAATAAAGGTTAGCGCTTGTGTTAACTCTTCATCTTCCATGTACTCTGCAATTTCTGCAAGTCCATTTACCATATCTATAGTTGTTTCATTATTCATTATTTTCTCTTTTCTGTGAATTGGAAAAATATATTTTCTACATAATCATTTGTACTAAAAACTTTTTCTGGCCTACCATGCATTTGATCTGTTCCAATAAAAGTAACAGCGCTATTATTTTCTAAGGTAAACTCTTTATCTTCAACCAAAACGGGCCAAGAAATATTTGCATCATGCTGGTAGTCAACAGTATACTTTGTCAATGTGCCACCATCCTTATGGTATGAAAGTTTTGGAACTAATCCATTATTAGTGCAGTATCTAATTATTATTATATCAAAGATCTGCAGTTGTTCAATACCAAAATGATCTTGTGCAAAAACTTTTGTTTTTTCTAATAGGTTCTCTGGAAAATTTCCAATGCAGGAATAAGACATAAGTTTATCTTGTATCACACCATAGTATCTTCCAAGTTCTTTTTCCATTGCAAAATTGTGAGATTTATATACAACATTATTTATATATTCTGACAACTGTTTTTGTTCAGAACTAGTATAAAAATTATTAAATATCTGATTGATCATTGTTGTAAATGTCCCAAGCAGCCATTGAACGTGGATGTTGTTGAACAGCAATCGTATGTTTCTTGCGTTCTTCTGGAAAATGAAAAGCATCTATAGGATTCAGTTGTCCAGTAAATCTATAGTTAGAGGTTGGACAATAATCAACACTTAAAATCTCTAAGTACTCTCCATCTTTAAATTTTCTTTTTGGTCTCCAATGAACTTGGTTAATTGCTGCAAATACAATTGTTTTGCCAACTGGCAACTCGTATCTTACCCCATCAATAAAAATATCCCAATCAATATTTCCACCCACATTTGTATTTAATGTTACAAGATTTTCATCTCCATCTAGATGTGGCGGAAGGATTGGATCATTTCCATCTCCAAACTTAAGGTTATATTCAATATAATTATAATGGCACATGGCTATATCTCCATCATAAACTGGCTTAGCAACTTGATCTAATTTATATTCAATATCTTTTGGCATTTCAAACTCAAGTAGCAGTCTTGACATATTCTTAATATGTTTTGGTCTATACCTTGTCATATTATCTGGCTCATCTTGTTCATGTTTTTCATTTGGACCATACATAATTGGCTTAAGGCTTCTACCCTTTTTCCAAATTTCTCGCAACCTATTCATATCTTCATCTGAATAAAGATTGTCTACATAAAATGGAACATCTACATTATATTTTTCCATAGATGTAAGAAAGTCATGCATCTTTCCAACATTATTAGTTTTCATTATTAGAAAATCCACCGTTTGCAAAGAACTCAGACTTATACCTAATTGCTTGAGCAATCATCTGCTCATTAAGTTCTTCTGACTTTTGACCAACAGTTGGATCTGAAAAATGAAAGAAGATCATTTCTACATACTGATCATCAGTAAAGTGTTGTGGCTCTCTCCAATGTATCTGATGAGTTCCAGAAAAAGTCAATGCCTGATTATTCTTTAGTACAAACTTTTTATCTGGAGCAACAACAAGTGGCCAATCAACATTACCATTTATTTGATAATCGAAGGTGAATCTTGGCTCTTTAAATGTTTCATCAAAGTGTGGAAACAGGGAGGGTTTGAAATGGAACTTTCCACAATGACTAGTTACATTTGCATATCTTGCATGGCAATACTCTGAAACAACCAAATTATTATTTCCAGAAAGTTCTCTTGCCTTTTGTGTTACTTTATTAATAATACTTTCTGGTAACTGAATAAAAGTATTTGCCTGTGAATGTGGCTCTACAAAAGAATTTCCAGAACTGTTGGCAACACTTTGATATATTGTATTTATCTCGTCTTGAGTAAATACATCTTCAACTATTACATTTATTTCATCTGTTTTCATTTTATTCCTATCCAGTATATGGTTCGTCGGTTGATTCTAAATTATAAAATTCAGAAAGAAATCTTACTCTTTCAAATAAGACTTGCTCTTGATGTTCATCGTATGGCATTTCATCCTTATACTCTAAGTGACAAAATATCATATCAATTTTGCTTTCAAACTTAATATCTTTCTTTTCTCTCCAGTGTGGCTGCTGTGTTCCAGCAAATAGTAAAGCCTGGTTATCCTTAAGGAAGTAAGTCTTATCATCTACTATAACCCCCCAAGGCTCATCAGCATGCAACTGTATGTCAAAGGTTATTCGTTGCTGCTCTCTCATATCTGTATGTGGAAAAAGTTTTGCCTTATACCCATAAGACTGATCGTATCTAGCAAAAGAATAGTCTCTATCTAAAAACAAAGAGTCTCCAAATATCTTAGAAACATGCTGATTGATCTTGTTCTCAATCTCTTCGCCCAAGAGAACATGCCAAGCCTTATGTCCAGCCCAAGTTTTAACTGCTGTTTTGTTTTCTGGTGTGTTATTTACAACCTCATAAATATGATCTATCTCTTCCTGAGTAAATATATTATCTATTATAATAGGCTCAAAGTCTTGATTAGATACAGGTTGTCCAGAACGTTTTAGTTCCATGTACTGCTCGTATGCGGGTCCTTTTATTCCTTGTTCCATAATTACATTATACCATCTTCTAAAAACTGTTCTAATATTTCAAACTCAGTAATAGCAAGCCTAATTTTCTGGTTACCTTCACCAAGGACTAATAAAATCATTGGATCATTACCATTTCTAATTGCATCGGTAACAGCCTTAGCCCAAACATCTTTATTTAGTGCAAAGGATTTTCCGCATTCCTTAAAGTCTACAGTAAAGTTTTTCCAAGTAGCATCACCTTTATGCGTATTTCTACCTGAGTTTTTGTGCTGTTTTGCACCTATTCTTTTACTTTCACTCTTCTCGCTCAAAGTCACTCTTCTTTCTTCTTGCAAATGAAACTTTACTTATGTGCTTATCTTTACACATCCATGTGACTTCCATTGTTTTTGGATATAGTCTAAGAGTTTTAACTTCTTGCTTACATGTATGACATAAAAATGTCCCAGGATATATCGTGTAGTTAGCCATCTATTTTATTCTTAATAGATTCTTGTAGGTCAAGATCTTCTCTCAGTCTATTGATAAATCCTTCTCTGCCCTGAACTTTTGTGCCATCTTCTAATTGATACCAAGCACCAGTTCTGTTTATGATGCCCAATGATTCAGCAGTATCAGAAAGATCGCCGATAGAGTCAATGCCCACATTATCGCCTCTAAAATAGAAATCATACTTGCCAGACTGAAAACCAGCAGAAGTTTTGGAAAACTGGAGTTCCCATCTAACCTCTCTACCAATCTTTTCTTCAATAAGTTTGTCACCAACATGTATCTTTCCCTTCAATGCCTGATTGTCTGATTCTGACGAAAATAGTTTAATAACTGTAGAGGAATAAAACTTAGTAGCCTGACCACCAGTAGGCTGCTGGCTAGTATACATAGCATTAATATTATTACGAGACTGACTAATAAGAACAAGAAGAGTAGGCTTAACTTTGTTATTAGCATAGTTAAGCATCTTCCATGCATTGCTAAAGTCTCTTGACTCTGCACCAATTTGCTTGGTGTTCTCAAGTTGTTTGAGTTCATCAGAATCCTTTTCAAAATAGATTGCTGGAAGAAGTGACGTAACAGAATCTACTACAATCATGTCTACTCCAGCCTCCATTAATTGTACACCCACATCTACCATTTCATTAATAGTTCTTGCTCTGGAAACAATAAGTTTTGAAGTATCAACCCCAAGGCGCTGTGCCCATTCCTGGTCATATGACATCTCTGCATCGATCCATGCACAGATCTTTCCTTCTTGTTGTGCTAGACCTATCATCTGAAGGCACAGAGAAGACTTTGCAGAGGACTTAGAGCCCCAAATGAGCACCTGTCGACCATATGGCAAGCCACCATTTAGGGCACGGTTTAAACCAAAACTAGGGGTCTTTGCATATTCTGTCTTTGGCATTTCATCACCAGACATAATATTTTTACGCAACTTAGGATTTAAGTTTGCCAATACTTCTTCTACTGTTACTGTCATTAGAATCTTACTCCATGCTTCTCTGGTCTAGTTTTATTAAATTGTGTTTTTTCTTCTAAAGCATAGTCTAGGGATAACTTTGTGTACCCTGATTCTACAAGGCCTGCATAAAGATCTAATGTTCTAATCAAAATATCTGCAACCTCTTTAGTAATCTCTTCTTCACCTTTGTCTTTGCGAATAGCCTCCATAACCTCAGTAACTTCTGATACAATCATCATGCACTGTTTAGCGATAAAGATGTCATCAACATCTTCGGTCTCTGGCCAAAAGCCTTTTGTTACTGCAACTTTGTGTAACTCCATAGATAGATCATCAAGCATGTATATCCTCCAATATAACTGTTCCGTCTTTTGTCTTTCCTAAATCAAATTTGTATGCAGTACCCTCTTCAATTTTCATGTATGCCTTAGCAAATGAAGTTGGGAATACTGTAATAGAGTGCAAATTTCTTGAAGTATCTGCAACTGTTAGCGATGCCATTTTTTTACCTGTCTTTGTTATTCTAGGTTTAAATGATACCACAAACATCTCTTCATCCTTAAATGGCAACTGCTTGTAATTTAAGAACTTGATCATTGCATTTGATGAACCTTTTATTTCATCCACGGGAATGGCAGATAAAATTCTATTGTCATTTGCTAGAATAATATAAGATGTTCCTGCTTCAATGGTTGTATTTTCATCATCAAATATACCAACACTACCAGTCTTATCAAGAACTTCAACTCTTGACCAGCCCTTTGCTCGTTTAATACTTTTTACCATACCCATCATAATGAACGAACCTTTTTCCTCATAGTCTTCAATTGGACTAATGAATGCATGATAGTGTGATGGAACGGTAATATTAAACTCAGGCAGGTTTAAATACTCGTAGAGGTTTTCTTTAATCTCTTGTTCATTTCTAGGATTGTCTGTAAATGTTGCTGCGCCAATGACTCGTAATGCTTGAAGAGCACGGCTGTTAACTCCGTTTCCTTTAGTAAAAGTAAACTCCTCAAGTTGAGCATACGAATCAAAGGGTCTTGCCTCAATGTAGCGCTGAGCAATTTTGTCGGAAATATACTTAATCCCAGTAAGACCAAACCTAATACCCTTACCCTCAATTTTAAAATCAATGTCTGAATCATTAACATGAGGTAGTTTAATGCTAATCCCCATTCTTTTTGCTTCAATAAGATATTCAGTTCGTGCATCTTTATCCTTTTCATTCTTTAGTAGTGAGTACATAAACTCTAGTGGGTAGTGATACTTTAACCACGCTGTCCAGTATGACAGTGTTGAGTATGCTACTGCATGTGACTTGTTGAACGAGTACCCTGCGTGTGCTTCAAAGTCATGCCAGAGATCTTTCGCTTGGTTAGGTGAAATATAAGCAGACGCACCAGATACGAACTTATCCTGGAAAACGTCAAACTCTTTAGCATCTTTTTTCTTTCCAATGATCTTTCTAACTTTATCTGCTTCCGACATGGACATACCGCCAAGCGATACGCATGCTTGCATAACTTGTTCCTGGTAAAGAATACAGCCATAGGTTTCCTCCGTAAATTCTTTTAGTACTTGGTGAGTATACCCAATGTTTTGACGACCATGCTTACGCTCAATATAATCTTTACCAATAGTATTCATTGCACCTGGACGAACTAGAGCATTTGATGCAGCAAGTTCTGATAGATTTTTTACACCCATCTTAACTAGAAGGTTGGTATATGGTGCTGCTTCACACTGAAACACTCCCTTGGTATAACCGTCAGAAAGCATCTGATATACATTAGCATCATCCATTGGAATATCTAATGGATCAATTAACTTTCCATCTCGCTCTTTAATAATTTCTAAAGCATCTTTAAGTACACTTAAAGTTTTAAGTCCAAGTGCGTCGATTTTGATGAGACCAATCTTTTCAGCCTCTTCCATATCAACTGCCACAACAGGAATACGCTCATCGCTGCCAGTAGAAGA